GGTGACGAGACGCTGTAGCGGCTGTCAAAGAACTGGACGCGCGCATTGTCGTGGACTGCGCCAGAGCGCCACCACGGTCCTGCCACTGGAGTCTTGGTCTCAATCACATCAAAGGTCATTGAGCCACCGTTGCCGTCGCCTGAGAGCGTGAGCGTCAGGCTGCCAAGGTCCACATAGGGCGTAGTCGTAGCGCTCGGAGCTGGGAGATCAAGAAGGTTCGCGCCGCTGTCAACGCCAGCCACGATCAGGCTGAATGGGTTCGCCATTTAGCGACCGCGCTTGAAGGTGCCAGTTCGGTTGATCGAGTCGGTGACCACGGTGTCAACCTTGCCTGTGCCGATGAAGATGTTGTTGGTGGTAGCTCCGCCTCCCATCGGTGGAACAAAGGTTCCAGAGGCGACTGCGTTGGCAAGGTACGGCGAGTATCCGGCAGAGGTAGTACCTGCTGCACCCAGGTTGCCCTGCGCCGCAAAGAGCGCCTTGAGTCCAAAGACAATCGCATCAACCGTGATCTTCAGTGCCTCTAGAAAGATCTTCAGCGGCGTGAGCGCAACCACAAGCAGGTTGATGTCACCATCCTCAAACACTGCAAACAGTTCGCCGAAGGAGCGCACCAGAGGTGCTACATAGTTGGTGATCAGATCGTCAAGCACTGGACCAACTGTGCGGACGATTGCCTCGAATGCTGGCAGAGCCTCTTTGGCAAGGAAGTCCATCACCTTGTTGACTGTTGGTAGCAGGCGGTAGCCAAGCTCTTCCATAGTCTCGTTGAATCGCACCTGTGATCGAGCGAACTTGCCGCTCGTACTATTGGCGATTTCTGCGGCCGTGCCGCCGTACTTTGTAGTTGCAGCCGTCAGGATGTCCTGAATGGTTGCGCCTTTCTCGACTTGAATACCAAGAACCTTGAGACCGCGTGTCTGACCCATTGCGCCCTTACCGATTGTACTCATCACCTCGGCGAGATCCTGACCAGTCACGGCGGCGATGTCAGCGGCTACTGCGTTCGCCTGTAGGAGCGTTGCCTGATCGGTAAAGAATCGTGAGCCGACCTCTAGCCCAGCGCGCACCTGATCGTCTGCGATACCGAGCGCGCCCATCGAGAGGATCTGCTCTTTGATCTTGTCGTTGAGATCCTCAGTGAACAGACCGCGCTGCTTCAGTGCAGCGTTGAGCAGGATCGCCTGGCGCTCATCCTGAGCAGCAGCCTGAACGGCGTCGAGTGCAATCTTTCCGAGCGCTGCTGTTGCAGCAGAGGCGAAGCCGATACCGACGGCAGCAAGTTTGCCAGCCGTTCCTAGTTTGCCAAGGCTGTTATTGACTTTGCCAACCGCCTTAGAGGCAAGGTCCCTTGCCGTCAGCGCGAAGACAATACCGCCGGTTGATGCCACGCTCTACTCCTATCCTGCTCTTAGGTTGGACATATTTGGTCTGATGCCAAAGACCCTTGCGTCTTGGCGCAGCTGCCGCACACGAGCGCTTGCAGCGATTGCCTTCACCTTGTCGCTTGCCTCTCGCTTGCTGCGTGCGAAGGCTTGCAGCGGCGTAAGTGGTCCGACATAGTCAGGCTTGTTCCAATGCTTGAGCGCTGGGTGTGATTGCCACTTCGCGGCCGTACCATTCGCGTACTCAATCTCCAGCCCTAGTACCTTAGCGCGCTTAGCCTCATCGTTGAGTAGCAGCACCACAGTCGCGCCAAAGGCGTCCGCGCCCTTTTGATAGTTTGCTTCTACGGCAGGGAAGACGAAGTTATTGCCTCGCGCTCCTGGGTGCTGAATCTTCCCCTGGTCGAACACCGAGTACCCAGCACCGGCTGCATCAAGACGACGATTGATCGCCTGACCGACCGCATTGGTCTTTGGAATCGTGTGTGGCTTTGAGCCGTAGATTACGAAGCGCGCATACCAGGCTTGCTTCTTCCCCTGTGTAGGTCCGACGATAGCCCCAGGCCGCTGATAGCGAGAGCGGCGACCGCGCACGCTCTTGGCAAGTCCGCCAACATCTTTCGGCGCAGCGGCGCGGACATATGGCGCATAGGCACGAGCAGCATTGACAACGGCGAACTGCTCTAGCTTGCGAACGCCCTTCCAGCCAAGTGTCTTTAGGAAGACATCTTGCAGCGCTTTCGCCTCTGCTCGAATCTGCCCTTGCATCTTGATTTCTAGAGCGGCTGGCATCACTTCCCTTTCGGCTGCATCTCTGCGTGGATTGTCCAGGCAAGCAGCACTTGGTCGAGCGGTAGGCTCGCTACCTCATCTGGCCACATCCCAAACTTTTCGCCTAAGAGGTGGAAGATGATCTCCGGCGGAGGCGAGATAGATTGTCCAATCGCCATCCGCCTGGCGGCGAGCCTTACTTGGGGTCCGGCTGGTTCGCCTTACCCCACGCCTCAAGCGTCTGCGATAGCGCATCCACCGGTGCATCCAGCACATCGTCAACAGGCTTGCCATCAAGCCCCTTGAAGTTATGCGTGACCACCAGCTTGGCAAACGCTGCGAGCGCTCGTGACGCTTCGCCTGACTCCAAGTCGAGCAGGATGCGCGCAGAGACTGTCTTTCGCAGCTCGGCTGTCCACCCAGCAAACTCACCCTCTAGGGCGATCTTTACCGTGTCCATATTGATCCTCCTACTAGCGCTCTAGGCGCTGCTCTTTATGGCGCTGTTGCCAGTGGCGAGTCGATGATCACCTCAAGGCTCTTCCCTGAAGTCACATCGTATGCCAGTCGGCAGGTGACCTCATTGACCACCACGCCATCCTGATCCGCTGAAAGTGGCACGACATTCTCCACTTCCCACGAGCCAAGAATCCAGACACCGTAGTTATCGGCAGTAGTGCCGAATAGGCGCAGGTACTTCTGCGTGGCGATGTCGCTGATTGGGAATGAGGTCGTGGCTGCCGAGTTGCTCGCAACCGTGAAGGTCAGCGTTGCATCAAGCACGCCGGTCAGCGCGGCCGTGGCTGCCGTCAGGCTGCCATCAAGCGCCGTGACCATCCCAACGCCTGTCGTGATCGACAGGTTGAAGTTGAAGATAGAGGCGTAGTCGGTCGCGCCTGTGCCGCTCTTGTCAGGGAAGTTCGTATCGGTGCTGAGCTTCATCAAGCGCCCAGCCAAGAATGGGTTGGCAGGGATCGCCGTAGGGAAGGCAAGCGCTGAGCTTGCAACCGTGGTCGCAGCGAAGGTTGCGCCAGCCTGGAGCAGCCCTGTTGCGTCTGCTGACAGGGTGATCTCGGTTGGAGCAGCGTCGCTCACGAGATACTTCTGCACGCCATCGGTGACCAAGAAGGAGTAGAAGACCAGCGTGTCAACATCGCCCTGCGTTGGCGACCAAGTCCAGGTGTATGGCCCTGCGCCAGTGGTGCTTCCGCCGATGGCATCAAAGATGAGCGGAAGGGTTCGCATCGAAGCAGGACCATCGGCGATGGTCAGGACTGGAGCCTTGCCGGTGATGGTTGGTCGCGTCGCCTGAATGGCGGTGCGCTTGCCAACCGAAGTGGTCTCACCAAGATCAACGGTCACGCCCAAGTCGATTGAGCCGACTGTCTCGTTGAAGAGGATCTCGCCAGTGGCGGTGCCGATTGCAGCTGCGGTTCCGAAAGCGGCCTGCGACGCAGTAGCGATTCGCGTCAGAGCCTTTGCGCCGATGGTTGCCATCTAAGTTCTCCTTGCTCTACGCGGTGAACGCCACGGTGTCAAAGACCGTGACTTCCGCAGTTGCCTGAACCGTCAGGTAGTCCTGATCGGCGTAAGTGTCTGTGCCGAGTGTAGTACCGGTGACTGCCACCTGCGCCGCGTTTCCACTAATGGTCACAGCTCCATCGAACACGGTGCGTAGCCACGCTCGCCAAGTGTAGAGGTCACGGTACTTCTCATCCATCCGTGGGATCGGTAGCAGGTAGATGACGATGTTGACCGTCAGCACCGTGGTGCGGTTGCCGTTGCCGATGCTGATCTGGTCGCCACCTGGGAAGAGGACCGCGCACGGTGTGATTGGGAGTGACTCCGGCGGAGTGGCGTAGCACTTGCGGAGCGTGTACCCAGCAGGGTCTGTCGCAGCCTCTACTCGCGTGGCGATTGCGTCAAGGATCGTCAGGTCGGTCATACCGCCAAGCCACCGCGCTTGCGGTACGGCTCAAGGATCAGTGCGGCCTCTGGGTGCAGGGCGCGGCTCATCCGCAGGATGCCGCCAAGGTCAGCAGATCCGATCACGCCGAACGGTGCAGTGCGGCTGTTCCACACAGCGCCTGCCTGGATGATTGCAGCCTGCGTGACAGCGGCTGGGAGAGCAGGGAAGCCGAACACGCCGACCACCTTCACGCCAAGGAAGATGTCCTTGGGGAAGTTCTTGGTGAAGGCGTTGCTGCGGCTAATGCCGGTGTACGGCAAGCCATCCAGCGCGTAGTTCTTTGGCGTGAGCTGGAAGTCTGTGTTGGCAGTCCAGGTCGTTGAGTAGGTGCCGTTCTCAAGATCGTCGGTGGTCAGCGTCGTGACGCTCACGAGATCATCGGTTAGCACATAGTCGTAGGCTTCAGCGGTGTAGTAGCGCGTCTCGGTCGCGGTGCCGAATCCTGTCTTTCGGTCGCAGTAGAGATCGATCAGGGTGTCGGTTGCGTCCAGCACATTCTGGAGCGCGGTGTTATCGGTGTTGTCGGTGATCCCCACGGCCTCCTTGAACTGGGCGAGTGTCGCGTACGACATTTAGCGGCCTCCTGACTGCATAGTCATTAGTGGTTGGGTTGATGTAGCGACAATACCGTAGAGCTTGTCAGTCTCGGCAAGCCAGAACTCGTGAAGTTCGCCCTTTGGCAGTTCGAGTCCTGTTGCCGTGGTCACATTGCTTGGTCCGACATAGATTGTATTGCCGCCGGTTGGTGCGTGTAGGTAGACCCACGATGCGCCATTCAAGCCAGTCGCAATCAGCGTTGGGCTGGTTGTGATCGTGATTGTTGCAGCACCTAGGCTCACGCCTCAGGCTCCACGATTTCCGCCACGCTAACAGCCTGTGTAGGCAGGGTGGCTGTCTTGGTGCTGGTCTTTACTGCGGCACGCTCTACGAGCCGCTTTGGTGCCTCTGCGTCGACATCTGCAACAGCCTCAGCCAAGCCAAAGCCGATGAGGCTCTCCGCCTCTGCCTTAGGCAGATCAACGAAAGCCCCTGACGGATATTCACCGCGTCGCTTGCAAAGTCGAACGAGCATTAGGTTCTCCTTACTTGCGGTTCAGGGGAGCCGCCGAAGCGGCTCCCCATCCCCACTAACTAGCCGAGCTAGTTGATTAGGCGTTCTTCAGGAACTTGACAGCCGAAGGCTGTGCAAGTCCGGTCGCGCCACGGACCTGAACCTTGTACGAAACAAGGCCAAGGTTCCACGCGTACTCGCGTGAAGCCTCAACGGTCACGCCGCCAACGATGGCGGTCTTGATCTGACCAAGGTCACCGAACAGCACAGCCTTAGCACCGGTCGCAGGGACCGCAATGCCAGGAGCCGTGTAGACAGGCTTGCCAAGGAGACGATCAACGCCACCCTGTCCGCCTGGCTGGAACAAAGGCAGCGACGATGAGGTCGTGCCAAGGATCTGTCCAAGGGCCGTGTCGCTCATCAGGAATCCTGACTTCGCGGCGTTTCGGT